AAAGAAGATTTCGTGAAATTTCTTCCCGGACGGTCAGAATGTTGTACGCGCTGAAGTCGTAGCCTTCAAGCTCTTTGATCCGCTTCTGGTAATCCTGCTGCATTTCGTAGGTCATTGCATCGAACAGCTGCGGCATTTCAAACAGCTGTTTCCAGTACATCCCGCGCAGTTCCCGGATAGCGTCGTTATAAGATTTCGTGAAAGCCATCACAGGGTTTTCTTTCTTACCAGCGCCGGCAGAGGAAAACAACGACTTGATTCCGTTGTACTCTTCATAGATCCGGCGCACACCCTCAGCCGCGGCGTTATACCGTTCAATGGCTGCCGTGATGGGGTCGGAAGATACCAGGGCGGCAAACTCCGGGTTTTCTTTCAAACGCTCTGCGGTTTCGTTTTTCAGATCCAGCCGGATCCGGCTCACCGGCTCCCGGTCGGGAATGTCCACCGACACAAGCGCCACCTCCACGCGGGCGGCGCGGCGGGCGTTCTTGAACGCATCCGGGATATATTTTACCGTGGCGTGCAGCTCTTCCAGCTTTGCGGCCAGCTCTTTCCGTTCGTTGGTGCAGGGGTTGCGCAGGGTTTCGGCGTTGAGCAGACAGCGGATTTTGCCGCCGTCCTGCATGACATCCAGCGCTTTGAGCAGGTGCGCGGCACCGGCGGAGAAAGGCGGATTCATGACGATTGCGGCGTATTTCGTGGTGGGGCGGAAGGTCAGAAAGTTATCATGCACCACCCGGAAACCGTCTTTCTTCAGCTTTGCGCGGAAGTCGCTGGAAAGCTCGATGCAGTCAAGCTCTGCGCTTCGTGCCTTTTCCCTGTCGTAGCGGTCAACCTCGCCGGTTTTATAGTCGTGGTGGACGTTGAACGCCAGAGCGTGGACCTGACGCGCAAGCGCTCCATCACCGGCGGACGGTTCAAGGATGGGGCGCGGGTAGGTGGTGAACCCGGATTTTACTTCCCGCAGGGAAAAGACCATATCAAAGGCCAGGCTGTCCGGCGTGGGGTAGAAGTCCAGGGCATCGTTGGGGGTGGTCATGGTGTAAACCTCTTTTCGTGTTTCGTGATATGCCCGGCGGAATGCTGGGCGGTGGGGCGGGGCCGCTTTGTCCGGTGCGGCCCTGCCAGGGCATCCGGTTTCGTGTCAGGCGTTGAGCTGGTAGCCGCGGCGGGCGCAGATGAGGCGGAGCCGGGTGGCGGCGATCTGCTGGCGGACCGCTTCGGGCCTGCCGGTGCACTGGGCTTCCCGGCGCAGGTCTTGCAGTGTCCACTGCTGACGGATGATCTCGCGGGCCTGTTCAAAGATGTTGTCAAACTTCTTCATGATTTCGTTCTCCTTTCGTATCATGCAAACAGGCGGTTGCATACCTGCTGTATTTCGTCGTTCGCCTTCATCGGGGCAATGAGCACGGAAACGGCGGCTTTCTTCGGGTCTACGGTGTCCGTTGCCAGGATGGGCGCAAACGGGCTGTTGCTGCTGTGGTAAACAAATTCGTGATGATCCACAAAAGCGTCATACTCCGAATTTATCATGATAGGCCGGGATCCGTTGCGGAACATTCGGAACGTGCCCCAGACTTTGCCCTTTGCTTCGACTTCCTGCAAGATTGAAGTGCGTTTGACTTCTTCTTTGCAGGCGCTGAACTTCTGGAACATCTGCGCGGCGGTCAGCTGGTGCGGATCGTTGACCACAAACCCGGCATCGCTGGAAACGATGGTCACGCCGTCGGCGGGTGCGTCCTGCATGGTCACGGGCTGGATAACATCCCGGTAAAGGATGGCGGGCAGCTTGAACGCTGCATAGCCGGTGATGATGTACACGCTGCCGCTCTGGCAGGTGATCCGAACGGCGTTGCGGCTTTTTGCCTGCCCTTTCAGATAGGCGGTGATCTTCTTCACGTTCAGCCCGGCGGGGGTACTGGTTGCTCTTTTCATATTGCAAAAACTCCTTTTCGTTTTCGTTCTGTTTTTCGTGCCCGGTGCGCTGCCGGGGTAGTGGGGCGGGGTTGCTTTGCCCGGTGCAGCCCTGCCAAAATATCCGGTTTCGTGGTGGTGGGTCATGCCAGCAGCCCGGCGGCGATGCTTTCAAAGTCCAGCTGTTTCACGGGTGCTTCATCCGGCGCGGCTACGGCGGCGGGGGTCTGCTTTGCGTCCTCTACGGCCTTCCGGGTCTTGCGCCAGGCATCCAGCGCGGCGGCCTGACCCTTGCGGTCGGTTTCGGGGACAGCCAGGAAAGCGGCCTTTGCTTCCCGCTCTGCCTTGCGGAGCACATCCGGGGCGGGCTTTTTCGTGGCGGCGGGCTTGCTGGCCTTTTTCGTGGGCAGCGGATCGACGTGCACAAGCTCCGGCAATTCGTGGTGTTCTTCGGTGATGATGGGGGCCGGGGTGCTGGCGGTCTGCTCTGCTGCTGCCTTTGCGGCCTTGCGTTCTGCGGCCAGCTTTTTGTTATACTCCATGATGGCGGCGACAGATCCGAAGCGGCCGGCGGGGGCCTGCTTTGCGTCGTGTACCTGCAAGCAGCTGAACAGGTGCGATTTCGTGGGGTAGAAATGCGGCGCGGGGGCTGCTTCCTTGCCTTCGGCTTCAGCGGCTTCCCGCTGGGCCTTGCTGGGGCGGGTGGTGTACTTCCACAGGTAGCATTCAATCAAATGCGTTTCGCCCTTCTTGACGCTCTTGCCTTCTTTCTTCCAGTGATCGAAGGTGTGCAGCTCTGCCGCTGCAAGGATGATTTCAACATCTGCGATGGTGGCGGGCTGTTCGTCGCCGTTCTCGTCGGTGGTGACTGCGTTTGCAGCCATTGCGGCGATCTGCTCCGGGGTGTGGTGCGCGGTGGCGATGGCGTGCAGGGTGGCGGGGTCCAGCTTCGCGGCTTCGTTCATGATGATCTGATTGTTGGTCATGCCTTTCATGGTTCGTTCTCCTTTGTTCGTTGTGGTTGATGTTCGGGATGATCTCCCGGCGGCTGCCGGGGTAGTGGGGCGGGGCTGCTTTGCGGTGCGGCCCTGCTAGAGTGTCCGGCGGTGGTTCATGCGGTGTACATCTGGCGGAACAGGTCCAGCGCTCCGATCTCTGCGGCCTTGTGCTGTGCTGCCAGCTTTGCGCCGGCGCTGTCGTGGCCGTTGAAGTGGTACGCTTCGGAGTAGGCGTTGACGATGGACCATTCCCGGCGGCTGCGCTCCTGCTGCGCTTCCCACTCTGCCAGATCGAAAACGTAAATGGTGCAGGTCCAGGCGTACAGGCTGAACACCTGTTCAACCTTGACCTTCAAGCCCTTGCAGCGGTCAAGCGTGGCTTTGATCCGGTCACGCTCCTGCCGATCCATGGGAACGATGGAATAGCAGGGAATGAAACGATCGTGCACCGGGGTGACGTTCCAGCGGTGACGGGCTGCCAGCTGGTTAATCTTCTTGTCAAGTGCTGTCATGTTGTGCGCTCCTTTCAGCAATCCAGGCCGCAGGCTGCAAGCGTGCGGGTGATGATGTCAACATCTGTCTGGCTCCACTGGCAAGATTTGAGGTCGTAGGCCAGGCGGTGCAGGTCGATCCCCTGCACCGGTGCGGGGTTGATGGCTACAACGTCGCCGTTGCCCTGCACATAGTCGGCGGCCTCCTTCTTGCTGGCGGCGGGAACGGTCACGCGGAAAACGCTTTTCCCGTCGTCTAGATACACGTTGTACACGGTCAGTTTCTTCATGGGGTGTGCTCCTTTGTTCGTGGGTTGATGTTCGGGATGATCTCCCGGCGGCTGCCGGGGTAGTGGGGCGGGGCCGCTTTGTCCGGTGCGGCTCTGCCAGGGCATCCGGTGGGCATTCAGCCCAGAAGCGCGGCCGCGGCATCCTGCCAGGTGGGAAAGCTGTAGAACGTGCGGCGCTCTGCGTTGGTGTTCTCGCCGGTGATTCGTGCGGCGATCCGCTGCCCGGTGCGGGGGTCCCACCCTTCCAGCCGATACCCGGCGGCCTGAAGGCGGCGGGCTGCGGCGTTCTCCTTGCGGTTCCGTTCGCGGATCTGTTCAAGTGTCATCATGGTGCAGGCTCCTTTCAATCTTCGGTGCAGCCGTGGCAGTAAAGCGCGTCAATCACTTTGTCATCGCTGAAATCTTCCGGGGTGCCGTTCGCGTCAACCACCAGGTCAACGCGGTCATAAATTCGCAGATCGGTTTCTGCATCCACCAGAAAATACCAGTCGTCACCGTCCAGCGCGTCGGTGCACCAGACTTCAACCGCGCCGTCATCGGTGGCGGTCATGCCCTGCACAATGGCCGGGGCGATGTAGCGGCCAAGGGGGCCGACGGTGTAGGGGCATTGTGCCGCGGCCTTCGGTGCGGTGCCTGCCAGCAGTGCGGCCGCCAGTGCGGCGGCGGTGGTGATCTTCTTTGCAAGTTTCATGTTCTTTGCTCCTTTGCTTTTCAGGTTTGCCCCGGCGGGCTGCCGGGGTTATGGGGCGGGGCCGCTTTGTTTGAGCGGTGCGACCCTGCCAGGGCATCCGCTTGACTTTACCGCCTTTCGGTGGTAAACTGGCTTACAAGATGCGTTGTGGAAAATTCATCTTGCAAGCCTGTCACCTGCTTTAGTGGGTGGCGGGCTTTTTTGCTGCCTGCTTCTTTTTCCACTCTGCCAGGTAGGCGGCCCAGATCGCTTTTTTCAAAGCGGCGGGGAGCTTGAAAAATTCAATGCTCATGTGTCGGCTCTCCTTTCGGCTTACTCGCAACCGTCCGACTGTTGTCCGGCTCGCTTGCTGTGGCTTTAGTCTAACCGTCGACGGTTACGAAGTCAAGCCCCTTTCGGCCAATTTGTAGAAACTCATAAAAACCGTAGACGGTTCAGCCCGGCGCATTGTGCAAGATGACCG